TTAATTAGTCTTGACAAAGAAGGTTTTCCAACTCGTCTATTGTTTTTGAAACCTTTATGTAAAGGATCAAAGACTGATATGAGAGTTGCCATGACACTTTTATTACTTACTAGAGGTTTAAAGCCTACTAAAAAAGAAGACAAAGTAATCATGTTTAAAACAAATTCTATTACTGATAACTTTTCAGGAAAATCAAGAGGGACAATCCCTACTTGATTTATCAAGAAGTGAGTTATTGATAATAACTTTGTTTTAGAAAAACCAGTTTACTCTCTTGATAATCATTACTTGTCTATGAGAGGGGGACCATCCGGAAAGTCCACATGGGCTTCCCAGTGATCACACCTCTTCTATAAACAAGATTTGATTATATCGATAATGAACATTATGAAGGAAGGTTTTAAAGACCTTTTCCATACTCCTTTTATTAAGAATATGGAACTATCTTATGGTAAAGATAGATGACCTAATGGTAAATTATCAATTGTTAAGGATCCAGAATGTAAAAGACGTGTTATTGCAATGGTAGATTACCATTCACAATTAGCCTTAAAGCCTATCCATGATGATCTTCTTAATTTATTAAAGAGATTACCATGTGATAGAACTTTTACTCAAGATCCAAAACACAATTGAGCAAATTCTAATGAATATTTCTATTCTTTAGATTTGTCATCTGCGACAGATCGATTTCCAATCGACTTACAGAAAAGATTACTAACTGAAATTTATCAGGATAGTAACTTTTCTGAAAGTTGGTCAACATTATTAATTAATAGAGACTATAGACACCCAGATGGGAAAACCGACTTGCGTTATGCAGTTGGCCAACCAATGGGGGCTTATAGCTCTTGAGCTGCTTTTACACTAACTCACCATTTGCTTATGGCTTGATGTGCTTATAAGGCACATAAAACCATGAGTTTTAACCAATATATTATACTTGGAGATGATGTTGTTATTAAAGACAACAAAGTTGCCAGTATTTATAGAGGTCAAATGATGAGATTAGGTGTAGAGGTCTCACTTCCAAAAACTCATGTGTCTAAAACAACATATGAGTTTGCGAAAAGATGAATTAATAATGGGATTGAGATATCTGGGCTACCACTTAGAGGGATATTTACTCATTATAATAATCTCAGAATAATTTATTCTGAAATTCTTAATTATGTAATAAAAGTCCCTCTAACAAATAGTCTGAGTTCGTTTGACATTTTCACAAAAGTGCTAAATGGGCTCCCATTAATTAACAAGAAGGGTAAAGCTATAAGGTTTTACTCTTTAAGTTATTTAATGAGATACAAAAATTTCGCAGAAAGTATCAGATATTCCCTTGGAGTTTTAACTCCATTTGAACTTAGAAATATTATCGGAAGATATAAAACTAAGGACATAGACGGAAATTTTGATACTATCCCTAATGAGGACCAAATCCTTAATTATATTAAGGGGATTCTCATTAATGGATTGGCAGATTCCATATTGAATACCTTGAAAGACTTGATTAATCAAATTGAGAAATTTGAATTACTCCCTCCTTTAGAGAGGAAGAGTCTAGTCTATTCAGGTGTTCTATATGGGATGAGGAATCGAATTAGCCATCTTATTGAAGTTAGTAAAGAATGAGAAAATGACTCCATAAGTATTTATGAAGTCATCAATCATTTCTCTATAACTTCCCCTGATAAATTATCACGATCAGATCGAGATATTAATCAGAGACTCTTGTTCCTGGATACATTGTGGACAAAAAGCTTGAAAAAGCATTTTTCTTCGCAACGTTTCCCGGATTCCTACTATATCGAGAGATATGGTAGTAAGAGACTGATGGGTTCATTGGATTCTTTGGATATAACTAATTATAAGATTAAAGTAAATCCTATATGAAATCGAGAACTTAAGCAATTTGCTGACAGATCTAGATCTAGTATAGAATTCTTTATATCTAAAAATATTTAGAATAGTCCAAAACATTCTGG